TAATCTTTTACAGACTTCATAATACTCGCCCATTCTTCACGAGTTAGTTCATCTCGCAGAAGCATGATTGAATTATTTGAACGTCCGCGTTGGGCATTGTTAATAAACCAATCACCAGTCTTAGCCTTTAGCATCTCCTCATCATCTTTACTGAATAAGCAGATGGTTGCGCTGCGTCGGATTCCGCCTGACAACACAGCATCACTCATGTGCATAATGAAGTCATAAGCTGTAATAGGCTTCATTTCAACAATTTCTTTAGCATCTCCGATCTGTGCATCTAAGAGAGCTTCACATTTTTGCAGTGCAGATCGCAAACCGTCGCTACCCGGAGCTTTGAAGCCCCCGCTAATCTCTGCACCTTTAGGACGAATCTTACTAAAATCAAAGTGAACTTTACAGCCTTTAAATTCTGGGAAAGTACCCCCGTCCTCAAAGTAGCTGCTTAGCAGTACACCAAAAGAATCAGCCCAACCTTCGATTGTATCTGCAACAACAAAAACTTTACTTTTCTTATCAAAGCGTTTATGAATCTTCGGGAGCTTATCAATGTGATGTTTTTGAACAGAGAACCCTACCCCTGCCCCGCAAAGCAATAGATACATTGCTTCTTGGAAAGCTGCTGCTCGGTCTATGTGCGTTGAGACACAGTTATAAAGTCGAGCGTTATGTTTGAATAACTGTTCTCCACCAAATTGCAAAGCTCGTTGAGCGCCTAGCACACGTTTCTCTTTATAAGCTTTCTCAGCAAACTGGATCAGCCCTTCAAGCTCCGGGGTCATTACAGCTTCGTACTTCTTACGGTGCATGTTCATCACACGCTCAACAGACTCATCCCAAGTTTCATACCGACCTTCACTGTCAATCCAACGGGAATACCCCATATAATATTTGGATTGAGCCATCATCTCTTTACCTACGTTATTCAATTCTTTCTCCTTAGTGTTATTAAATTCTTTTCTATCAGTCATCTTCCCAAGAGCTAATCGCTCCACGGGGGTTGAGCATCTGCAATGCTACACGTTTGGAAACGTCTTTGCAAGCTCCAATATGTGCGTCTAGTGAGGCAGCACCCGATGCTAACCACTCCGGCGTAGTCAATTCAAAACCCTCGTAACGAACACATGTTACCACTTCTCCTCGGAGATTACGGTGGGTACAGAACACCTCATCTACACCTTGTGTTGTGTCCATCCCATTAGCTTGAAGAATCTCTCCAATCTTTTCTTTATCGCCACTCCCATAAGCTTCCTGAAAACCCTCTACAAGAAGCAAATCACTAACACTCAAACTATAAGGAACACCACTCATTTACTGCCTCCCCACAACTTATTCAATGCAGCACGAGGACTCATACCAATCTGATAATAGCCTACGAACTCTGTAGCGTTGTCAATGAATCGACGGTACGCCTCATTCTTTTTAATACCCTCAACGTGCTTCATTAGAACAGCAAGCTCCTCAATCCAATCCTCAAGGGGAAACTCTTCTCGAAAGCCTATCATTCTATTTACTCCTCAAAATTCCAACAAACGTTTTCAGGGATTCGCTGGCGATGTTGAATCCAAGATTTAAAATTACCACTCCATAGTTGCCCATCCCTATCTGCATGAGTGACACCAACCATGCTTCCCTCGCCCTCTACCCACCAACAACCATCGCTTGCTGTCGTATACTCCATGGGTGTTGCCTGATGCTCTGTAGGTGAAGCATGACAGGGCTTACTTTCAATCAGTTTACTAAAGATATCCTTAGCCTTCTCCAAACTGTCATCCAACTTCCGATAGGATACTTGAGCACAGCAACTAGAGCTAATCGCTAGAGCATCCTCCAGCGATACACCACAATCTTTCAACCAATATCCAGCACCGAAGTATGGCGTATGCCAACCACCAGATGCCAGCTCAACAGGGTCGCTTACTTCCAAAGCTTCCCACATCTTCTCAGCAAGAAGTTTAATCTCCGGCTGAGCGTCCGGGTGTTTACGAAGCCAGAAGAAGTTATCAAACTCTGTAGCCGTAAGAACAGTTTTCATCATCTGGAACGGCTCAAGAATACGGTTCACAACCTGCTTATGTAGACCATGATGCTTTAGTTTATCAGCGTAGTAGGCTGCTGAACTAGCAGCATCAATCCAGTGACCCAGCGAGTTGATCTTGTTTGTAACCTCTTCTTTAGCCTGCATCCCTGATTGGTTCTTACCCCAGTGGACGGGCGTTGCAGGATCATTCCTCACTTGCTCAATCATCTTTGCTACGGGGATTGCACGAGAGCTAGCAGCATTCCGAGAGAACAGACGATGCGTCATTAATTCGCTGTGGATGAACCGAGGATATTCCAGCGAAAAAGTTACAATCTCCTTACCATTAACACTGCTTTTGCTGTGTGCAATAATCTCAGCTTTGATTTCCAATTAAATCTCCTCCCCATATTCAAACTTCAAAATAAACTGTGCGTAGTGGATAACTTTACGGATATCCTCAGCCCCGTTCTTGTCCTTGTGACGTGTCGCATACTTAATAATGTTTCCTTGGCAGAAATCAAGATTGTTTGCCGTGATGTATTCAATTGGCTGAATCTTTTTGTCTTTGTAGTGACTGCCGCCGTGCTGAATATCAAGAACTGAGTCTTGCTTCAAGTCTGTATTAATCACATCAAGAAGCTTTTCGTTTGGTACTGGCACTTCTTCACAATCCACATCAGCCAATGCCCACTTCCTGCCATTTAGTGTGAAGTGATATTCCACATTACCCAAAGAGTTTGTGTACACAAAAGCATCATGTACAGAACCCTTCATCAACCCCATATACTCATAATTAGCAACCTTCACTCGAACTTTCATTTCCATTCCTCCTCTGTTACGTCTACATAACAATCTTGCTTAGATGTAACGAATGTTAGACATTTAACGTCCCGTCGATCCCAACCCTTTATCACCACGCTTCGTAGACTTAAGCTCATCTACTTCTTCAAACTGCACTTGCTTTACAGGGATAACCATGGCCTGAGCAATCCTCTCCCCGGCATTAATCTCAAGACCCCAACCCGGCTTATCACAAGCTAATTTAATCATTAATTCTCCACGAAAATCGCTGTCGATCACGGCAACACAGTTGGAAAGACGCACATCATTCTTAAACCCGTGACCACTTCTGCTAAACACAAGCATAACATGATCTTCTGGGATTTCAAATGCAAGCCCTGTAGAAAATACATGTGCTTCACCATGATCTACATCCCCATTAAGATATGTAGAGATGTCAAAACAAGCAGCCCCTTCAGTTGCATAAGTTGGAAGCTTTGCTTCTGGATACAAACGTTTTACCTTCAGTTTCAATTCTTTCTCCTCTCTAATTTCTCTTTGGGAATCCTTTCCCTTCCTATTTGCTTCTGCTAAGAAGCTCTCCATGCTGCGTATTGTTTCATCTTTTCTTTTGTCTGTCAAGCACTTAACCATACTTTCGTCGTAAGTAATCAATCGAGATAAAGCACGGGTCGCCATACCCATCCTGCACATTATTCAACATCACCATTCCACGCCAATGATTATTTCCCACTGGACCTTTATAAGCTTCTTCATGTTGGTAGAAGGCGCCTGCAATAATACCCAGTTGCATCTTACCGTCAATGGTTGGTCGCACAGTTACATCTAGAGTTTGTTTATGCCCCTGTACAAAACTCTTACCCACATTCTTGAGGATATTAGCTGCTGTACCACTATAAGGCCGTCCGCTGAATGGGTTAGCTAGGTAGTGGACAAAGTAAATCCCCTCTACCTCAGCGGGGCACAAGAAATCATAAACTTTCCAACCGTGTTTCTCCAACTCAAGAAGTTCATAACTAATAAACCCAGCAAACTCAGGAGAGTCTTTAGGGACTCGCATAAGTCGTTCGCAGTGATTACCAATTGTGAAGATCATCTCCGGCTGATACACTTTCTTTTTGAAGAATCGCTGCTTCTGTTGTAAGTCTTTGAGAGGCTTGAGCATCATTTCCATTGCTGCTTTGCCTGTTTCAATATCGCTAAGAAGACGCCGACCTTCAAAAGACAGGGTTCCCTTGTCGTAACTTGAAAGACTGGGAAAGTCCCAGAAATCTCCCAAACAAACAATGTAGTCTGGTCGTTTATCTGCAATGTATTCACCACACCACTTTAAGTGTTCAGTGTCCACGCCATCTTTCACTTGTGCATCAGGGACTACTAGAATACGCTTGCTCAAACCTCGCTCTCCTCTTTCAGTTTATCAAAATCCAAAAACCGACTAAAATCTCCTGGTTTTACTTTCGGAACATCTTGTGACAGCTCATCCTTCAAAGCGTCAAACTTACATTCCACACGATTCAAACGATCACTAAGCTTCTCAAGCTCAAGCATCAGATTTGTATAATACGTATTCTGCGAATACCCGTCTTCTTTCATTTAAAACTTCTCCTGAAACTCTTCATCAGAATATTCTACTGTCTTAATTTCAACACCAAGTGAACACAATACTTCCCAAGAAAGATCATTCAGGCCACTATGGCCTTCATAAATGAGTTTTTCATTCAGATAGGCTACAGTCCAATCTCCTGCTTCTGGTCTATGTAAAACTAAAGTGTTCATTCTTCATCTCCCATACTCTTAAGCTCATGCTTAAGCCAATCTCGAAGAGCTTTCAACCCTTGCTCTTCTCCAAGCTCGTTGATTAGCTCTTTTGTGTTCACAAGGCACTCAATAAGAGCATCCTCATACCCAAGCTTATATTGACATTCCATCACACAATACCAATCTGGCTCATAAACACATTAGCAAACACACCAAACTGAACAATCTCTGCAAAGAACCAACAGGCAAAGAAATTCTCTTTGTCTAGCTCAAGCATCTCTTCATATTTACTCATCTTCATTCTCCTTTCAATACTTCCCGTATTTGGTCACGTCGTTTATCAATCGTACTTGCTGGAACAACACCATGTTTCTTCAAGAAAGCTTTTTGTTTCTCCGTACCAGAGTTCATTATAGCAATCACTTCTTTCTCTGCCCAAGCATCTTCAATAGAAATTCCATATCTCTGAGAATATGTTTTAGCGGAGTGACATGGTATGCAAAGTAAACTCAAATCATCCCAACATACATTAAGAATGCTATTCGTAAATCCAACCATGTCGTCATAAGTTTTCAAGGAGTTTTCACCCCTCTTGTGGTCACACTCTATTTTACTCTGGATGAAATACTCATGGCACATTTCACACTCATACAACCACTTACTTACTTTTGACAACTTAGGGGGCAGTTTGTCTTCTGGAACGTCAGAGACATGTACAGCCCTCATCATTAGAAGGGAGAGTTTTGTTGGTGAGCGAGACCATGCCTTCCTTACAGCTCCCCTCACCACTGCAACAATATCTTTCTCCCTCGGTCTACCTGTCTCATTACAAATGTTTTTTAATTGCTTAGCTAGTTGCTCCTGTTTCTTTTTGATGTCAGCTTGCTTAGTCATATTCAATCTCCAAACGACTAAGTGTGTTCCGTATATTGTAAATCTCATCATCTTCCCTACGGAGCCAGAGAAGCTGAGCACTATCTTGCAAGTAGTCAAGCCAATTCCACTGAACCACCTTACCGTCCCAAGTAGTGAAGTCTTTCTTTTCTTCTCCGTAATAGCTCTTGTAGGCTTCACATACACGATTGAACAGTTCTTTAATTGTACCCGCACCTTCCAGATACTTCATAGCATTTGCTTTACCAATTCCTCGTGTCTTACCTAGACTGTACTTCTCTTGAATCTCCGCAGTGAAGTTTGGCAACCCCGGAATATTATCTGTACTCAAATCACCACAAAGCATCTGCATACACAAGTGTTCCGCACAATCATAGGGTGTTGGTATTACGATCTCTGGTTCAGCATCTCCATAGATAAAATAAGGAGAAATCACTTGCTTGATATCTTTATCCAAAAAACTTAGGAGCCACTTCCACTCTCCAGTTTTACGAAAGTGTTTGTAGTTTTCAAAGCCCTTCTTGGAAAGATAATCATCTGCCTCCTCCCCATTCACAACAACAATCTTGTTCCTATATTTCTGAAGGATTGCCTCTTTAATCTCCGAGAATAATAAGGGCTTGTCCTTCCTCAACCCTTTGTACGGAAGCTGCTGAGCAATATCATACCGGAAATTACCTTCACCACCTACCGCTAATTGATAGTCTTCAGCAAAACCGTGCTTCTTAATCTTACCTACAAAGTAATCGAACTGCTCCACACCATACTGGATATGATCCTCGATATCAGGGTTTAGCTCAGCACACTCTTCAATTTCAAAATCTTCTGGCTTGTAATGGTCAAGACCTTTCTCACTGCGCTTCTGATTAACATCAGCAAGTACGCCACCTTCTTTCTTACCGTGATGTCCCCAGAACTCAGTCTTATTCTTAAATCGAGCTTTCTTCCCACTCTCAATGTTTGTTGCGATGATGAAATCTCGTTGAACAAACTTAGCTGCCTGGAAAATAGGAGTATCTGCATCTACGATCATTAGTTCATACATTTACACCCCCTAAAAGAGAGGGGCATATTTCAGCCCCGTTGTGTTTCAATATTTAGTCCGCATATGTCTCATAAGCAAGACGAACCTTGGCAAACTCTTCTGACTTCTCCTCAAAGATGTTCTTCACATAAAGGGCTGCGGCAGCTTTCAGTGTCTTAACATCTAGTTCGGCTTCTTTACCGTTATCTTGCAGTGCCTTCACACTCAGACGGACGTTCTCCGCTTCGGTCAGTAGACGTACCATGTTTTGAAAGAATTCTTGTTCACTCATTATTTGTTCTCCTCAATTAATTAAATACAATTTCTACGTTACTTACTTGACCCTTCTCAATGTCTATCTGAAAAGCTACTCGGTCATAATCAGAGCAGCCAAGCTCTTTATCAACAAGAGCATCCATCTTTTCCAGAAGACCATACACATTACTGTCTGGCTTCATATATCCAATGATGCAAGCAAGGATGTAAGCCTCTTCATCTGTCAGACTAATGGTTTTCATCTCATTTCTCCTAAGATAGCCCGCCGTATTTCAGACGGGCTTTGTTTCAAGCTGGGTCAGAATGGTAGATCTTCCGATTCATCAAAGTCAGGGGCTGGTTCAGCTTCTTTCTTAGCTTTCGGAACCGCTTTTGGCTTCTCTTCTTGTTGCACTTCTTCTTGCTTACTCTCCACTTTCTTCACTTTGTAACTAACACCAAGCACATCATCGTCTACACTGTCAGCGGCTGCTTTCTGCTCATAAGCTACATGTTCCAGCACTTGAACAGTGTCAAGGGTGACAACAACCTGACCTTCTTGGTTGCGGTAGCCGAATAGTTTCAGTGTGCAGACAGAGCCATTACCAACATTCTCAGTGAAAGGCTTACCGTCTTTGTCAATTACGTTGACAGTCATAGGATTACCCTTCTTGCTGAACTCAGGCTTAGCTACAGTGAAGCCGTACATACCTTCAACAGCATCATAATTCACCTTACCTTCTTCGGTTTGAGAAGATAGCGGGTACTTGATTCGGCGTGGAGGCTTAGAGGTCTTATCCTTGCCAACAAGAGCAAAAGTCTTGTTTACCATCACTTCATCAAGCAGTTTGTCTTTGGTTTCCTCATCAACAAACACCGTTACACTGTATTCCCGATCTTCAGACTGGTACTTCTTCTTAGGCTCATGCAGCACAGGATAGAAGACAGTGGCGTCTTTGATGTACAGGTTTACAGTTTCCAGAGAACCAGTTTTAGGCAGGTCACGGAGTACGATACTAGTCATATTTATTTCCTCTTTCAGTTGTATATAATTTAGTTACTATGGTTTGAGGCGTTTTGGGACGGACACCACACTCCGTTGAAGCTGTTGTGTATTGTTTCAGACTTTTCTCTTTTCGTCAAGAGAATAATTGAATTATTTGCTCTTAAAATACATCGTAGAGCAGACGAACAGAAGAACTACAATCAGCACTGGTGCCCACAAAGGAGCAGTGACAACAGCCCAGCTAATCGTAGCAATTCCTGCAATCTTAAGTCCAAACATTATCAGGAACATCATTCCCAAAATAAACCACATAATCTTTCCTCCTTATTTCTGAATTTTACCAAACAATGACCAATTACCATCACGGAAGTCTCCACGAGGGTCAGATTGGCGCTCCGTACCGAATCCGTCTCGTGATCCCACATCATCAAGAAGTCCCTCTAGTAGACCCGCTAAATCTTCAGCGAAGTATTCATCCTCCTTCACCAAATCTACAATACGTGGTAGAACAACAATGAGGTTCTTTTGATGCTTCTCCATCATCCACCCTCCTTATCGTTGAAAACTATCAAATGAAAGCTTAACAAGCTTAAATTTAGTGTGGCCATGACGCTTTGCATAACGAAGCTGTGAGCGTGCCTCGCGCCTTGTCTCACACAAAGCAATTACATTTCCTTTCTCATCTGTTGTAGCCCATGCTTTAATCTTTTCAATGTTCATTTAGATTTCCTCCACTTCTTCTGGTTTAAGCCAACTACCATTACCAAGAGCATCTTCCACACGATACGGAAGACGGTAGTCCTCTTCATCATATTCCGTGACCGTTACAATGTCTCCGATATCTTGACAGTGGTCTGAGATATCTTTTACAACCCGGTACTGCTTTCCTACGACAAGCTCTTTCAAAGTTGTCTGATTGTCTTGTTGGCTCTCCTGATTCACAGCACGCTCATATTCCATAAAATCTTCAAAAGAACTGAAGTAAAAGGTCGTTGTTTTCTGAATTTCTCCGAT